TGGGCGACGACCTCGACGCTGACCACGGCAACCCAGGCCATCGAGCTGTTCACCGATTCGGACTACGGCCTGGTTGCCTTCAACCGTGTGAAGATGCCGACCGCATCGGGCAGCAGCATGTGTATCTCCATCGCCGGCTCCAGTGGTTGTCGGGTGCTGGGCAACGACTGTGAGGGCAGCACGGTCTATCAGATTGAGATCCACGGGGATCGCAACCAGTGCAGCCAGAACACCTGCCGGGATGCCGGGGACATCGCCATTGCCGTCCCGCTCACGGCCAGCATACCGGCCTCCTACAACACGGTAGACCGCAACGAGATCATCGAGCCGGCCGGTCGGGGCATTGTCCAGGATGGTGGCAGCGGCACCGGCGTGGGGAATGCCTACACGCGGAACCAGGTCTACGACCCGGGTGGCAAGGCCATCGACGTGAAGCGGTCCAGCGACGAGACGATTGACGACAACCGTATCTGGTTCCTGACCGTGGCGTCCGACGGCATCACCACTGAAGGGGACCGGTCCAGTGTGACCCGCAACCGTCTGACCTATGATGCCGGGATCAGTTCAGCGGCCGGGTATGCGATCAGTCGGCCGAGCGGCGACGAGTGTGACATCGAGGACAACCGCATCTGGGGCAACGGGAAGCTCCTGCGAGGCATTAATGCTGCTTCCGGGAACACCGAGACCACGATCCGCCGCAACCGGGTGAAGGGCACAACCGAGTATTGCATCAACCAGGCGGGCGACTCGGCCACCAACATTGCCGAGCAGAACTACGGGGCAGCCTCGGCCGGGTCGGTCTTCACCTTTGCGACCAATGTACGGGACTCCCTCAACTACAACGCGGACACGGACACGTATGCCTAAGGGGCTGATGCTGGATGCCTGAGATCATCACGATTCCCACGCCAGGCACGCTGACCATCGAGGGCTGGACCAACCAGTTCAAGACGATGACTGAGCTGCGAGACTGGCTGCGGCTGATCCTGCGGTCCCCCTCCAGTGCCGCCGCAGATGAGCGGCGCTAGGTGCAGACCTATCTGCGTCGTAAGTGGGGGTTGATGTAGTTCCTCAATGCCGCGAGGCCGGGGTGAAGGCCCCAGCCTTTCTGTTGCACCGTGACCGCCCACCGACGGAGGGAATCTGACCTCCACCGGTGCGCCCCGTTTGCAACTGCCGCGCCCGATTTGCTACGCCTGAACTGAGGGCAGGTGCCCGACTGAGTGGAAGCGGCGTCGGAGCCGGCGTCGACCGCCCGGTGTGCTGAGGAATCAGCGGCCGGGCGTTTTGCTGTGACGAACCGTAGCCGACGACCACGGGGGACGCTGACCCCACCCGTGGCCGCCGACCACGCATACAATAAACGGTTTAGCCGTTGGGATTGGGGGACTGGCGATCACCGACTGACTGGTCAGTTTCAGCGATGCGGAGAGGGGTGTCGGGGGTGAGAGTCCGGCGCCACGAGGGGTGTGTAGACGTTCATTGCGTGACCATAGCCGACGACCACAGGGGAAGCTGACCCCTACAAAAATATATAGTCTACTTTACTAACGGATGGGGGAGATGACTAGAAATTACGATTACTCAGTCAGTGCTAGGATGCGACGCTTCAATGCTGAGCATAAACACCGCGCCGCAGAGTCAAGCCGTCGTGGAACATATGAACGCTGCGCCCGCTGCCGAGAGCGGTATTCGATGGGGTCACTGCGGAAGGGTCTGTGTGACCTGTGTCGCGTTGAGCTAATTGATGAGCCGGATTATGAGCGGTACGAGTGGGAGATGCGGACGGGCGGCAGTATCCGTGGAAGTTTGATTGCTTAGGTGATATATGCCACGCGGACGACCGAAGAAACAGACCACGATTGATGCTGAGCGTCAGAAGATCATCAACGAGCTAGAAGAGATTGCCCGCTCTGGTGCTGCCGGTGCGATGGAAACGCTGGTCAAGGCAGCCGCAGGGGAAAAGGTATCTCGTGAATCTCTCACGGCTGCTCAGTATTTGCTCGATCAGGTACTAGGCCGACCGACACAGAAGGTAGAGTCGGACGGGGCCGAAGATCAGGTACTTTCAATTGTTAAGCACATTAAACAGATTCGACACAACAACGCAAACGTGGGTTCCGAGTTGGAAGGAACAAACCTTCTGGTGGAAGGAACTGAACACGGGGTACATCCCATCAGTAGAGCAGAAGGAGATTCTGCTTAATCCCGCGCGTGTGAAGCTCATTGCGGGCGGTGAACGTGGCGGAAAGTCCTTCTCTGCGGCCATGTACGCACTTCCAAGGGTTCTCGACATGGATCTGCTGTGGATTGTCGCGGCAGATTACAAGCAAACCAAGCCAGAGTTTGAATACCTCTACAACGCCCTTGCTCCTGCGGGGTTCATCGAACGCGCCAGTATTCCAAGCTCTGACTTCCAACCGCGCAACATGAAACTGAAGACGGGCTGCGTCATTCAGACCGTCACAGCAGCAGATGAAAAGAAGATCGGTGCGGTTGCTCCTGATGGCATCATCGGGGCTGAGGCTGCACAGCTAAGCTACTCTATCTATCAGCGTCTTCGGGCGCGTACTGCACAAAAACGAGGATGGTTACTTCTTGAGGGGACTTTTGAGAATTCTGAAGATTGGTATGCGGAGCTTTGGGAAAAGTGGCTCCAAGGCGGTCCCTACGGAGAAAAGTCATTCTCTCTGCCGTCATGGGCTAACTTGGCGGTCTTCCCAGGGGGTCGAGAAGACCCTGAAATGCGACTGTTGGAGAGCAACCTTGGCTCCGCTAAGTTTCTGGAACGACATGGCGGTATCCCTAGTGTTCCTGCAACCGTAGTCTTTCCTGAGTTCAGCTATGAGAAGCATACGGGCGACTTCGCATTCAATCCGCAATTGCCGGTGCAGGTTGCAATTGACCCCGGCTATGCGAGCGCGTATGCGGTCCTGGCGCTTCAATGGGACTCTGGACGGGTTTACGTCGTTGACGAAGTGTATCTACAGAGGACATCAGCTAGAGATGTTGTCAAGGAAGTTCGGAAGCGACCGTGGGCCAAGTACATAGACCCGACTGCTGCCGGTGTTATCGATAGGGCCGGATTCCAGCATCAAGGCATGGAGAGTCATGCTGAGATTTGGGCCGCTCCTAAGAACAAAGGCGGCATGGGATGGGTCTTACAACAGCGATATGTGCCGATTGAAGACGGCATTGAACGATTGCGGACATACCTATCTTCTCCTACGACTGGCGAACCTCGTTTGTATTATAATAGTGAGAGCACAAAAGAGTCGCAAAAAGAATATCGGCGCTACCGTTACCCCGAAACGGATGATGGCAAAGCTGTCCGCGAAAAGCCGATAGATTCCTACAACCACTCGATTAAAGCTCTCACCTATTGGTTGGTGTACCGATATGGCTGGACTGGTGTTTCCCGGCGCAGTGTCTCAGACGCACGTTTCGGATTCGATGCAACGCGGAAGGCCAAGCGCCGAAAGCATCATCAATTTCGCATACGAACTTCGTAGAGGGTATGCGACTCGTGATGAGCAGGTTGAGCGGGTACGACGGCTGCGCTATATGCAGGAACCCGTTGATATCCCTGATGCGTACAAGGCTACGTCGGTTGAGGTCCGCGTTCCGATTGTCAATGACCAGATCCAACGACTCGTCAACAACCTCACCTTCAACCCCCCTACCATTACCGTCCCCCCTCCCCGTCCTGGTCCCGCTGCACTTGACCGTTCCTCGCGATTGGAAAAAGGTCTTGATGCACTCTGGCAACGGCTTTGTCTCGAAGCGGGCAAGGATCTCTTCTATAGGGCAACGGATAAAGCTGTAGAAACCGGCGAGGCTGTCCTCAAGGTCATGTTGCGTACTGACCGTTGGGACAAGATGCCCAAGAAGAAAGAGAAGACGGATACTGACGAGGATTTTCATGGCAAGGTCATCGAGTTCAAGCGCGGCTCCGGCCTCCCTATCGTTGCGCGCGTGGTTGATCGGGCGACGTTCTATCCTGAATACGATGAAGACGGATTGGCCCGCTGCGTTGAAATTACTAAGCGCCGTGCCCACGTCCTCTGGAAAGAGTTCGGGGATGACTTCGTTGCCGCCTACTACGCCGCAGGACTTCCAGTTCCAGCCAACTCAGATTTCCGAATCGGACACGAAGTTACACTCATCGAATATTGGGATCGTACCCATGTCGCCTATGTCATCTGTGACGGTATCGGCGGGAGTTACGCAAAAGGCGGACTGATCCGCGCCTTTGAGCACAAGTACCGAGAGATTCCTTACTTTACTGGTTATGGCGATGAGACGAGCAGTGACGACCCCAATTACGAGGCGTTGTCTGCTGCGTTCCCCATCATGTATATGGTGCCGTTTCTTAACTCGCTGTATACGATGTGGAGTAACATTGCCTACCTGACGGGCTTCCCGACGATTACTGAAGAGACACCGGCAGGACTCAATGAAGCGATTATCGATGAAGATACTGACGAGGATCTTTCCGAGCCAATCGACAT